GCGCACTGCACGGCCCGTGAATACAAACTCTCCATCTGACAGTGCTGCTGGTGTCTTACCACCAATCAAAGCTGGGACACTATCTGACGTTTCTGTACCCGGACCCTTTACAAGACCACCGTTACGCTTCTTGTTCTTCTCGTCTGGTGCAATAACAGGATCACGAAGTAAGATAGGCTGTCTGTTAGGGAAGTAGTTATACTCTGGCGTAAACGTGCCATATGTAGAAATGCCCATGTCATAGTAAGCCTTCTCAAGAGGCGACAATGCGGCATATTCTTCATCAGATAGCTTACGAGTATTAGGTGTAGTGCCCGGTGCTACGGGAGTCATTGTAGACTGTGGAACAATCGTTGGTATTGCCGCAGGTGTAGTTGCTGCTACAGGAGCGACAGGCTCAATCGCAGCTTTCTTTTTCTGAGGTCTATCTGCACCACCACCGTTACCATACTGCTCACGGTATTGTTCACGAGTTAGGTTACCATATGGTCCATAAGTTGACCTTGAAGCTAAATCAACTTCTTCAGAAGTCATTTGCTTGTCGCGATTAAATTCCTTTTGTGCGTCAGAATTTGCACTAGTCAAACCTTTTCTTAATAAACTAGCAGGTGTAGGACCACCAAAAATTGAAGATACCAAACTTGCAAGACCAAGCGGTGGAGAAGCAAGACCTACTGCTGTATTGATTCCATAGTCTACTGCCTTGTCACCAAGTGAACGATTGTCTGTTGAGTTCCCAGTAAATAGTTTTTTACCATAATCAAAAACGTTATCTATAAAGCTAGATTGTACTGGTTCTGTTTCTGCTGACCCAACAGGGCTTGTAAAAGTATGACGACCAATCGTAACAGCATCAGGTCTTTCAGACTCTGCAATAACACGTGCTTTGGTTTTTTCTGATGCTTCAGAATATGGACCAAGAACAGTATCTACATTGGCAAAGTTTACTGCTCCACCTGTAATATCATTTTGACCCTTTAATACATCGTTAACAACATCCATAGCCTTTTTATATTGTGGGCTATCTGTAGAGATATTTAAAAGTTTTTGTGTACCTGCCTCTGTATTCCACGGACTATACTGATTCTCACTTTGAGTGATATCCTTAATAGATTTTCCATATGTACCAGCTAAAAATCTATTAAGGATTGAATTACCAACGGCATTCCAACCCTCTATTGGTTCTCCAGCCGCCTCACCTATAATGGTACGAGCCATATAATCTTTATCAATATCTGTGACTTCTCTTTTAAAAGGAGTACCAGAACCTGCACCCATACCAGTTGAACCACTAGTTGGCATTGGGGCTGGGATATTTCTAAGATAGTTTCTTTCATTTGGATCATAAACATTCGACGGAATTCCACCCGGAAGCATACTTATACCACCGCCGCCGATGGAACGACCAACGTCTTCACCACCGCCACCCATACCACTACCACCACCGATGGGACGACCTACATCTTCACCACCTCGGCCCATTCCGCTACCACCGCTGCCTTGACGATCACGGTCAGGGCCGCCGCCTGTAGGATATCCACCGCCACCACTAGAAGCTTCACTACGAAATGCAGGAGCACGATCACCATAAAGTGATCCACCGCTAATAGGCCCAGCATTATTCCTAGCTAGGTTGTTTTCAATCGCCTTAGTTAGATTTTTAACATAGTTGGGACTATAATTATAGCCTTCAGGGCCACTAGATTCACTACCATATCCACCACCACCACCACACATTATGCCACCACCGCTCTGTCTGTTACACGCCGCCAGTTTGTACCATCTGAAAATGCAAGTACTGCACCACCAGTCTCGTTTGATACATAGATAATTTCACCGGGTTGAGCAGCACTAGGAAGATCTGTCTTTACAAAAGAAGATACCCGTGCAATAGATCCCCTTGTCTGTTTCGTGCGTTCCAAAACGTCAATCGTTGACTCTAGGATACGAACACTCTCGTTCGCCCAATCAACTACACTGTCAGGACTAAGTAAGTTAGCTAACCTCATCTACGACCAACTCCAGATATGTCAACACGAATGTCACCAACACGCCACCAATTATCTACAGCATTTGATGAAAGCTTAATAGTCGCCACTCGACCCTGAGCACGAGTGTCAACCTTATCTGAAGACTCGTCAAATGTCAAAGTTTTCACTTGTTCGTCAGGTGAATTAGCCCACCTTCGTGTTTTAATTTCCATGTTAAGAGTAGAACCAGACTCGAATGAAACGTCTGGAACAATACGAGAGATGTTTACTACGTTCTCGCCGTCATCAACATCGAACTGAGCACTTTCAAGATAACAGTCAATCGCTGTACCATCATTATTGTAACCATCTTCGTGGGAGTAGATATAACCTGTATCACTATTTGCAGCATAGCCACCAATACCGATTGGGTAATTAAAGATGCTACCGTCAACCCAAGCAGTCCTTACAATATCTCCAATATACCATGTGTTTTCTACATAGTTATATGTAACATACCTATCAATTTCTGCATTTGTTGCGCTTATACTTGGGTAATACCAAGTAACTTCATTAAACCTTGAGTTTACAGCACAGGTAATAATTGGGTTACCAGCCTTTTCAAGATCCTCGAATACATATCTGCTGACAGTACAAGTTAGCTCTTTAGGTGCAGAGCCGTCATACATATAGAACTTGTTATTATTTGACATCCAGAAAGTAATACCATCTACTTCCGTCCACGCCTTACTACCAATCAATCCACAGTTTGTACCAAGAATATTAAATGAATATACATACTCAGTATCTCCAAGGTAACGCATGGCATAGAGAGATGTATCAGTCCAGATTAAATTCTGCACACGTGAAACACCGCCACCCATAATAATTGATCCAGACTGTAATGGAAATTCACCGGAAACATTTGATGCTGTTGGAGTCCAGTTAGTATAATCTTCCTGATCAGACCACCTTACAAGAGTAGGCGAATAGTTATTGGTTCCATAATCATGAGTTCCAAGAGAAACAACAAACCTTTCAGGTGTTACGAAGCTATAGTCATTTCTAGCAGGAGCCGTTGATATATATGTTGCCCTATTAGCTAGGTTTCCATCCCATACATATAGATAACCTCCATATGGACTTGCAACTAGAAAGTTTCCAAACCTAGAGATAGACCAAGTTCTTGGGTTTGAAGTCAAAGACGAAGCGGCTCTAGGAGTGCTCCAAGTAGACAAACCCCAACCACCAACACCCCAGCCGAATTGATAACCACCATATTCAGCACCAATTGAAAGTTCGTATTGATACGTAATATTTCTTGACGCACTTTCTGTACTTGTGGCATTTGAAGTGTGTGTAACTGTATATGTATTAGACGTTAGAACAGCGGTAACTAAATATGTACCACTTAGTGTAATCCCACCGATAGAAGCAGATTGAGCAGAAAGTATAACCGTATCGCCAACTGATCGACCATGACTATTATGAGTAATAGTAACAATAGGAGATGGGTTTGGCGATATAGTTGCAGAAAGTGTTGTAGCTGTAAGCGTACCAGACGCATCTAACGGTGTAATATTAGTTATAGTATTTGATGAATCAGCAATATAAAGCTTCTTGTTTGTACCAATAGCAAGATATTTCTTTCCAGCAGTATCAGAAAATGATATTACAGTGCGACCCTTGCCAGTTATAGATGACGTACTAAACTTTGTCCAACCACCAATCTTCTCTGGCTTACCACGAAAAAACCGCACGTTTTTACCATCCGACCAGAAACCCTCTGAAGTCAGAGATGGAGAATCTTTAAAGATACCAGCCGATGCGGGTAGTTTTTTAAGCATTATGCAAACCTATTGTAAGCTTCCTGTAACTTCGTATCATACTTGTTTTTTGCATAAGCAGGGCCATTATAACCCTTCGCGAATGAAGCCCAGTCTTTAGTCTTAATATGCCTAAGCAAATTGTTGTTCGAGATAAAATTTGCCATGTGTTGCAATTGATACAACTCTGAAGCCATTGCCTGTTCAACCATTGCCTCTGGAGACTCTGCACCAGCAGCCTGATAATTTGATCCTAGAACTTGACCAAGACCCCAAGACGTAGACATTAGAGCTTCCCTTGGAGCTATATTATACGCTGTTTCAATCTCTTTGTATACAGCGTCTGATCCCTTTGGGTAAGGCTTCTCTCCCCACTTTGGATACGCAATACCAGCAGCAATCGCCTCTGCCAGTTCCGTTGGCTTGTCCTTCAAGATCTTATAGAACAAGTGACGCTCAAACAAAGCCTTTGGTCTACCAGCTTTATCAAA